TTGTATGTTACATTCACCAGTAGATAAGTTGTAATCATTGATAGCTCTTAAATGGTAGTCATTTCCTCTAAATTCAACGATATCATTCAATTCCATATCAAAGTAGTCTGCTAATGGTATAATCGCTGATGCGTTCATTAAACGAGTCCTAGGGCTATACAATAGATTTACATAAGAACTCCAATATTCCGAATACAAAGATGTCTCAGGTGTAGTACCATAAACAGCCTCCTCATTAAAATATAGTAATGATTTAGAACCAGATGTAGGAAATTGAGAACCTGATACTACGCTATAATTGTCAAAGTAAGGAAATTGTGTTGTTTCATGCGTTACACTATCACCATCTACTAAATAATATGGTTCACAATCAACTTGTCCATTATAATAAAGTAGACGAGGTTGCACTCTGGTTGGAGAATAATTCTGGTCAGAGATATAAGTTGGTATGTATATTGGTATAATTTGTGCCATATAATTTATTTTATTTTAACAGAATGTTCCACTTCCATATCCGATTTCACCGGTGTATCTATCTATTTCCCAAGCTTCAGTAGATAAGTCTACAAAACTACGGAATCCAGTAATTGGTTGTTGTCCAAATGCATCATAATATGCAATCAATCCTGTTTGAATAGTACCTGTTGATGTATAGAATGGAACATAATTAGTTGATGAGCAAGTATCAATATCAGCTGGCTTAGTAGATACTCTTAAATATCCAACTTGGAATTGTGTAGGAGTTGGATTAATTCCAGCTACTGAACCTGATACACCTGTACCTGCTATCTTTAATAATGGCGTTGATGATACTGAAGTTTTAACTTCAAACTTTCCTTGTGAGAAAAAGTTTTCTAAATCCGTATAATATGATTTACCATATTCTCTATTTGCAGCCTTACTAAATTGTTGTGAAATATAATCTTGGTCTAATGTATCTCCAAAGTTTAATTCATTAACAGCTAAGTTATTGGCTGGAATTACTTCTATTTTATCATTAAGATTCACATATTTGTTAAAATCCCATCTTCTACCTCTATTATACCAATTATTAAATGATTCTATAATAAATGTATTTACTGATGTTTTAGATGGATATATTACTAAGTTAAATTTCTTTTGAATAGCTGTAATAAAATCAATTTGCTTAATACCTGATGTACCAAATGGCATATTCAAAGGTATATTCATAATCCTACCATCTGCCGCTTGATTTACTTTTGTTACTTGTAAAAATGATTTAGTTGTAGCAAGAGGGTCCATTGTTACAGTTGGTAATGTACCAGTAGAAACATTAGGTCTTTGTTTTAATTGAAAGTAGTAATTGCCAGGTGGAAGTTCATCTGTTGTAAATTCACTTTGTAATTGATATGTTGTATTAATACCACCACTTCTACTTTGTTGTAATTCATCAAAGAATTGTATATATGATTGTATTGCTCTTAATGAATATTGTGTACCACTACCAGTTTCTATTAAACGAAGTTGCCATGTTCCATTTGCTGAAAAAGTACCAGGCATATTATTTACTGAACAACTTACATTAATATTCAAATTTAATATTCCTCTAAGTGAGCTACTTACTTCTACTTTATAAGCACCATTATTATAAAAATCTTGCGGGTCTTCTAATTTATTATACCAAGGTAGGGTAACAAACGTATTAGCAGGTAATTGAACATCTGTCATACCACTTCCACTAATAGCTCCAACTTTTACAACTCCGTATGTTTCTAAATTAACATCATTATAAACTGGATATCTTAATTGTCTATTACAAACTAAATAAATTCCATCTAATCCACCATTATCTATAAATGATGATGAGTATCTATATCCAGCTTCATCAAATATTGCATCTAAAACTATTTTAGATTTAATAGCAGGTTTAAAATCTTGCGTACTAAGTGCACCATCTAAATCATCTACACCAAACTGACTAAGATTGCCCTCTGTGAATTGCATTCTTTGTCCATATTCTGCTAATGGATATACAATTGAACCGGAGAATAATTGACCTGCCCAACTTGCCGAAATATTAGTATAAGATGATGTATGATTATATGAAGCTAATGATTCCAAATCAGTTAGATAACTTCTATTAATTTCTCTAGCAAAAGAAGATATTGCTCCAAAAAGAGTTACCTCATATGAATCAATAAATTTATTTGCGTATAAATTTACTTTGTTTAATTGTAGATATCCTTGCGAAAGGTACAATCCACCAAAATCTAAATAAGCAGGTACTTTTATGTTGGTAGCAAAAGTATCAGGGTTATTAACGCTAATATCGTAAACATGCTCAAAGAAAGCATTGTTCTTTTTCGTACCGGGTAAGGTAATCTGTCTAGTAAAATCGGCAGGAATAACACCCAAATCAAATAGACCTGTAACATTATCTGATAGTTTAATATCTTCATCTTGAAATAAATCTAAAATTTGCCCATTTGCAACCAGTTGGAATTCTATTCCTTGCGTTGATATAACTCCCATATATTATAAAATTAATTTATATCCTTGTCCGTAGTTGAATTCAAATGAGTATTGAATTACTTTATCCACAACTCCAGTCTTAAATACAATAGAGTCCGTTGCTATGGTTATAGGCGTCAGCACTGTTGAGCTTTCATCCTGAATCCAATATATCTCCTCACTAACTAATATCTGCTTTATAATCTCATTATAAGCCTCAGGAATCCAATCCGTATTTACAACGATAGATTGCTTAGAATCTACAATATAATTTAAATTTGAACTATCTGCTGAATTGTATTGTAAAGATGTACCAGTCCATGTACCTAATTGTGGCTGATATCCTCTAACTGATGTGCTGAATGATTGCTTATTAACCATGTCAAAATTGAAATAATCAAATTGACCGAATCTATTCTTCCACTTAATTCTAATGTTAGGGTATTTCTGCTCACACTTAAAGTTAAAATAGATTGGAGTACCTAATGCAGTACTTCCATTATAAGCTTGTATTGTGTACCATTCAGGTGAAGCATAAGGGAATCCAGTTTGTGATGGGAACATCGGAACTTGCTGAATTTGTTGTGAAGATGAAATAGATGATGATACATTAATATCAGTTGTACCTAAATCACTTACAATTCTTACTTTAGTTGGTATCTGACTTACTACACCAGCACCGGCTGTAAATACACCAACAGTTCCTCTATTTGAATCAAAGAATGATTGAGATACAGGTCCACTTGTCATTAAAGGCCAATGTGGAGTTGTTGTTGTGATTGATACACCTACCTGCTCTGGGAATATACCATATCCATCTAATCCTTTAAATACGGCAGATTGTACATGCGAAGATGTTACATAAGTTGAGCCATTAAAGTATCTGAAATATCCATCAATCTTAAAGTATTTTACATTTGAAGGATTTTCTTCTCTAGTATCTTGTAATGTAGAGTTTATAATTCTACTTACATCAAATATACCAACTCTAGAAGCATTTGGATATTTTACTAATTGATATTCAGGTATCGAACTTGATTGTGCGGTTGTTCCACCCCAATAATATAAATCTGCATAATATTGGAATGATGAACTTAATACTACATCACCACTCTCCGCTAATGTAAATATAGTAGGGGATTGTGCTAACGAGCAAGTTGCTGGAGTTTGAGTTATAGTTAAAGCCATCTAAAATCTTTTTAATTTAACCTTTAGAAATCAAAAAGTATTGGATGTTACTTCTTTGTAAACAGTTTTCCAAAAATTACATCTAATTGAGAACCCATTTTAGCTACTTCACCCTCTACTTTGGTTTCCAAATATTCGTTAATAGCTACATTTAATTGATAATCGTTTGCAGCATATTCAGCAAATGGTCTTGGACCTATTCTACTATGTGTACCAGTACCAGTTTCAGCAAAGTATCCATAGGTTGCGCCAGGAGGAGCAAAATTTAATTCTAAAACAACAACACCTTCAGTATTCTCTTTTATCATTTGAGCTACTGTGTTGTAAGAACCAATTCTATTATAAAGATTACCAGTCTTATATACAGGCCTCCAAGGCCCATTTATCATATAATTTTGGGCTAGAGTTCTATATAAACCTGCTACATCTTTAAGTGTTTTCATTATAATAAGTTAGGAAACAAACAAGTATCACAACTATTGAATACTTTAAGGTTGAATGTAGCCACCCAACCAGCCAATCCGTTGTCAAAGTTGTCCTTAAATGGCATTGCTGATGGATTACCATTATATTCAAATGCATTAACACCTGTTCTAGTAAAACAAAGCAAATCGTTCATTATAGAAAGTGTGTTAGCATGGATATCAACAGTATCATCAGTTCCATCAAAAGGAATTGTTTGATTATTAGCTGAACCAATTGATTCATTATTCTTATCTTTTACTTTGTCAGCAATTGTAAGTTGAACTGTATATATGATTTCCTTTTCTAAGAAATCAGCTTTAGAAACAAATACATTTCCTAATGGATATGCTGGGAATTCTTTTGTATCAATAGAATACATATCACCTTGTGAAACAAAGTTCAAAGATGGATGGTTCTTCATTATTGTCTTAAAATAATCCAATATGTTATAGTACAAAGTATAGTTTGTACCAATATTATTTACTGTTTGTGCTCCCATATATTATAAATTTAATCCACCGAAATAAGCATTACCCATATCAGGATAGATTTGTGTTTGATTTCCTACTGATTCTAAATACTCAGGTATTTGATTAGAATATGATATCAAATAGTTCTGCATTCTTGTTGCGTAGTAATCAGCGTTGTTCATACTCTTTTGTAAAAGGTAATCTACATCGTTTTTGCTTACCGCCTTTGATTGCTCTGATTCGTGTCTAACTGCACCTTCACTTTTGAATTGTATTCCAGAGAATGGAAGATATTCAACAGTTGCGTACCAAATTAAAGTAGGTTTGATATGGTCATCCATCAAATCTTTATAATATCCAGTAAATGGTGTACCTGCTTCAATATCAGCTTGTAATTTGTAATACAATACAGTACCTAAAAGGTTTAATATGTATTTCTCTTGCGCTGTTTGAATGAATGGTAACAATCTATCTGCATCTATTGAACCCTGTAAAGGAGTCTTTTTGATGATATCGTTTCTTGTTATAAATAATGCGTATGCCATGTGTTAATTAATTTTTATATACTTCGTATTCTTTTCTAAAGTTTGGATTGCTCATTTGAATAGTAACATCTTCTATTCTGTTATCATCAACATTTGCACCATCATCTTCAGTAGTTGCTGGATTCTCTAATTGCTTATCAGTTTCTTCAGATACTTCATCAATTGTTTTACCAGTATCTTCAGCTTGTTGTGATAAGATAGCCAATGGAGTTAATTGTTCAAAATACAATTGTACATCTTCGTAACCACCATCACTTAATGCAGTAGTTAAGAAGTTTATAATTAGATTTTGGAACGGATTGATTGTCATAGTTTGTAAAATAGAGAATGCCGTCATCATTTCTTCAGATTGAGAACTAAATCCGTTTGCCTGTGTTCTAATACCAAATAAAAGTGGTGATGTAATTCTATGTGCAACTAAGATTCTATCCTGTGCGTATTCACTAACATATTTGTATTTATCGTGCAGATTATCAACCTGTATTGTTTCAATAGTTGGTTTTCTTTCTGGGTCATCGTTGAATGATAACATAAATCTACCAGCATTTCTAGTGCCTGTAAACTTAGCTTCAATCATATCTTCAATTGTATCTCTTTCTTCAGGAGCTGGAATACCATTGTTCATATTAACCATCACTAATGGTAAGAAACCATTCTCAATATTGTTAATATGTAAGTTAGATAATTCAGCTTCTACATAAGAGAATTGTAATGCAGATACCCAATCAGGTAATGAGTAATAGTATTTACCTGGCGAATAATTCTTAATGTAAAGAATTTCCATCTTCTCATTAGATGTACCAAAAGCAGGAATCTTTTTTTTATTTCTTTGTGCTTTTTGGTCAGCCCAATCTACACAATAGTAATAGTTTTCAATCTTAGGATTATCGTATAACTTCTCAGCTCTTAGGTTTTGAACTGGAACGTGATAGAATTTAACTACTTTACTATGGTCTGCGTTCCAATATACTTGAAAAGCTGCATTACCATATAGTTTCAAATCAAACGATACACGCTTCATTTCCTCTTGCGGAATTAACTTATCTAATACTAATTGGAAGGACTCATCTTTAGAGTATAATCCCTTACCAAATATTAAATCAGCAATACCCTCAATACAGGCAGCATTTGTTGTTGATGTTGTGAACGCTTCAGTCACATTTTGAAAGAAATCATCAGGTCCTATAATTCCCACAGGTACCCATTGATATCTTGTTTTTGTATCTTCAGTTATCACAGGTATCTCTTGCTGTGCTAAGTTTACTACTGAAAAGTTTTGATTTATCTTCATATTAATCTAAAATTATGTATTCGTTATCCGTTACATTACTAATGTATATTCCTTCCAATGGAATTTGGTTCTTATATACTGGTTTATCTATTGATTGAGATTGGTACACTTGTATAGAACCATTCCAAATACTACCACTAACAGTATCAATTATTGTAGCTCTATATTCATCACCAATTGATGCTGATGCAATAGATGCAGTGAATGATAATAAGCTTTCATTCGCATTATATTTGTATGAACTTATAGAAGATGTTGTATTCGCCAATGTGTACATATTTTGCAAGCTTAGTCTTAAATTGCCTGAGCCTGTTGGTTTAGTACGAAATGTGAATAAATTACTCCCTGATATATAATAGCTTTGCATTAGGTTGTCTTTATGTTGTATTTATCTACATATTTAACAACTTCCTAAACGATTATAGTGATGAGCATAAAAAAAGGGAGAACTTAGTCTCCCTTTAATATTTTCAAAATCTATACTGATTACGAATTTGTTCCGTAAACAACTGTTGGTTTACCTGCTCCAGTCAATGCTGCGAAAGGATTACCGAAAGTTGAACCAGAGATAAATGCTGCTGGTAATTGCTCCAATCCAGTGAATGTTACTGAATAACCATAAAGGTCACCCAATGCTGCTCCTGTTTGAATTGTACCTGCAGTTACATCTGCACCCTGAGTTTTACCTACTAATAGAGCATCTCCAGCCATTGTGTTTACAACGATTTGAGGTCTACCATAAGCCATCAACTTTAATTGAGTTGTCATTTCGTTAGTAAGTTTCTTCAAGTTAAGAACTAATTCTTGAGAGAAGAAAGTTGTACCATTATCACGAGATGA